TTTGTTCTCTGCAGTTGCCAACAAAATAAACGGTACTGAGCTAGCAGCAGCGGGCGTGTAATTACTTTGGTCAATTACACTGACTTGTACACCTGGGGATATTAAGGCCATAACAAATTCCTTTTTATTAATAAAGATATTTATCGGTTAATACAAAAAGAACGGTATATTACATACCTTTGGCAAAGGTTTTGTCGTAAATAAACCATGAATCGACCCAATTGTACTGCTTGTAATCAGAGATTGTGTGCTATAAATTATATTCGAGATAGTCAGACCCACTATCGTAGTCGTTGCGACTACTGTATCAAAAGAGAACGTAAAATTAAGTTGCCGGAACCACGATGGAAAAGTACTGGATACAAGAAAAAAACCACATGTGATCACTGTGGGTTTAAAGCAAAATATAATGCACAATTATTAGTGTATCACGTGGATGGCAACCTCAATAATAGCGGTTTACGAAACTTAAAAACAGTTTGCCAAAATTGTGTGATTGAAATTAAGAAGTCGGATCTTCTATGGAAACCTGGAGATCTTGAACCAGATTTTTGACTTGGGCAAATAATGGATCAAGCCCATCAGCGTTGTTGTCAATAACAGCGTCAAATTCTGTACCAATCCAGGCCCATTCTGAGGGGTGTACATTTTGTGCCAGCATATAAGACATGGCAGATTGTATCTGTTGATTTGCAGCTACAGCCGATTCATACCAGTAAGGATCAGGACCACGAACTACACGAATTACAACGCCACCTGCATTTCTAACTGCCAGTATTTCGTTGGGGAAACGAACGTCTGTGATAACAATATCGTTGTGTGCCTTGGTTAGTTTATTTTCCAAACTGGCAATCCAGGTATCGTCATGGAATGATCGTCGAGCAACTTCTGTTCCCCATTGTTGTAAAACCAAACGAGGAGTCAAATCAGGCATATTTAAACGTTTGGCCCACCAAGCATCTACTTGTTCACGCCAGGCTCTGGACTCCGTTGTGCGGCCTTCTAGCAGTTCACGATCCCAGCCAAATACAGCGGCCACAGCATCTTTAAGAGTGGCAGCAAAACTGTCACGTTTGAAGCCATAGATGTTTTGTAGGTAGTCGGCTACGGTATCTTTTCCGGCACCTTGGAATCCAGCAATGCCAATGATCATCTGATTTCCTTTACATTCAAGTGCCGTAATGTATCCTGCAACATGTCAATTTGACGCCGGCAATCTTCTAATGCATGATGGCTAGTCGGTGGTTTAGGCAGTTCTGGCCATAGACTGTAAATGGTTCTGGCATCTCGCACATTGTAAAACTGCCAAGGCAAACTTTTACCATAACTTTTATAAGCATGTTCGAGTATGTTCATGTCGTAGGTTGGACCATTGGCCCAGATAAATTTGTGTTGCCATGCTAGTTTATATAAACTATCAAGTGCTTGGTCTAGATCCACACGACCTTCTTCCATAAATGCTTCAGCTTGTGCTTCGGGTTGAGTGGCCCACCAATCTATGGTGTCTTGCTGGATGTTACGATTTTCTTGGCTTTCCAAAGTGATACGGGCATAGTAACAACGATCGTAATAGCCCTTGCCAAATGGATCAAAACTTTGAGCCGCAATGGTTAAAATGGTCGCATCAGGCCCAGTTCCTAAACCTTCTATGTCAATCATCAATGAACTCATGCTAAGAGTATAGCATGATTTTAGAACAAAGTCTAGTGGTTATTAACCAATTACCCAGCTGAGTGGTTGTGAACCATCCACATAGTTTTTGAGCTCTTCGACACACTTGTCCATAGCAACCTGGGCTTCGCTTTTCATTGCGGCACCATTTAAACTGCCGCCCGATTGTGGGCCTGCGATTGTTGAAAATTTTTCACGTGCTTCGCCAACAATTAATTTGCAGTTGGCAGTAACATAGTCTCGGAGCCATTGAACAATTTGGAAATCACTCAACAAGTTAAATTCTGGTTTTAAATTGTAAGTCCACATCAATACTGCTTCGCCTGTGCCTTTTGGATCACGAATAAGTTGTAATTTTTTAGTCACCGGATTGTAGGTGTAGTTCATGTAGGCACCAAACATACGTCCGGCCAATTCCACATACTGACTGTAAAAGTCATAGGTGGCAAGACCGCCAGCCACGTTAAAATTCATTAGATACACGTTCATACTTGCTTGGCTAAACGGATCAAAGTTACTTGCAAATGGGCCGGTTGAATCGCCAAATGTTCTGCGGAAGATTTGACGCACACTTATAACTTCCTGCGGCATATCGTAGATATTAACATTGGTGACTAGTTCTAAAAAGGTATAGCTTTCTTCGTAGGCGTTTTGTGCTCGCTGACGATATACACCAATGGCACGCTGATAAGCCGCTTCATAGTGTTCAGCATCCAGCTCAATATCAATGATTTGATCGCCAAGTTGCAGGCGTACATAATCAAAAAGATTCTGTTTTAGTGTTTCTAAGCTGGATTGATTTTCTAAGGCCATGTAAGGGAGCTCCGTGTTCCCTGTATTTAGTAGTTTACCAAGCCCAAAGGATGATCAAATTGTCGTTGCCGCGGCCGTTGTATTTGGTTTCTGTGGCTTTGATTTCACCAAATGCTTTGCGGGCTGCTGGTTTGCCACCGCCAATGACTGCTCGGATCTGTTCAGCGGGTTTGCGTAGTGTTTTTTGTACAGTTGCCAGAGTGTCAAATCCTGCGATTGCACTACCTTTGACTGTGAAGGTACCAATGTGGCTGTCAGCCATGACATGTATTAATTTGCGTTTTGCTGTGTCATACAACCATGCTTCGCTGGCACCAACAAGTTTTGTTACTGGTTCAGATTTGAGTTTAAGTTCGTCGAATTCTCGAAGGAATTTAAATTTACGTGTGGTCTTTTCTGGACTGACAGCTTTCTTGGCACGAGGTTTGCGTTCAACTTTTTTAAGTTGTACATAACTGTTACAGTCGTTGATCACTGTTTCACAAAATTTAACACAGTTTTTTAATTGTAGTTTTGTAAGGTGGCTGTAGCCTTCAACTAGGTCAGCATCCGTACCCTCAATCACTTCATTAAATTCTGCTAGTCGCAATTCCCAAACAGCCGATACTGTACCAATCATGTTGGGACTAACATTCATACCACGCATTAACGCAATAGGTTTAAAATCTGCACTCATTTTAGCACCAGCAATAACAAAGTCATCAAACATGCCTTCTAGTTCGCCACAACACTCTGAAATTTTTTCACGCAAGTGATCTTGGATTGTTAATTTTGCCACGGCTGTATCTGCATCAACTTCACTTTGTGCCTTTTTAATTTCTTGTTTGACTTTGAGCATGGCTGAAATCTGTTCGTCAACAATGCCCTGTTCGTGTTCGTTGAGTACCAACCCAAGCAAGGTCATGCGACATACCCAGGCTGGAGTTACGCGGATCTGGCTGTCTGGAATACCACGCATGGTCTTGGCATCTGCCTTGCGGCCGTTGTGCTCTAGGTAATGACACAGCATTTCTTTGGCATCTTTTTTACCGTAGTGATAGTTGTACCACTGGAATGCGTTGGCCAAACTGCTGAGACGATTGTCCTCTGTGGGTTGAAATTTCCACTCAGGTTCGTGCCCTACATATTTGGTTTCAGCACCCTTGGGGTTTAGTCTTTTGATTTCGTTTGATTTTGCCATAGTGTTATTGTATAGTAAAGTTTGTGTAAGGTCAACCGAGCAGGTTAGCAAAGGTTATGTGTTGTTCTAAATTTGTAAGTAAATCGTGAACTTTTTGTACCAACTCACGATATTTGGGTGTTTCTCGGTGCATCCTGCGACATTCTACACTTTCCATATCTGCGGCCACAACGGCTTGATCTACTGCTCGAACCATTTTAAGCAGGTCACGTCGGGCCACTTTGTTTTTGACCTGCGCTATGTGCTTTTCTGCACTGTCCAAGCGTTGAAATAATTCGTCCATTTTGTAATTATACAATCATTTGAGTTTCAAGTCAATCTAACCCATAAATACATGACTATGCCTAGATTATCAATGTGGCGTCCTAACAGGACGAATGATTACCAATTTATTGACCGTACAGTTTCAGAAATGTACACTGTTGGTGGACTAGATATTTACGTCCACAAATACCTGGGTCCACAAGGTGCCGGCACAGACAACGGCAATAATGATGCCACCATTCCCAACTATGCTACAACCAATCCCTTATTCATTGAAGATTTGTTGTTGTTGGAAAACCGCGATAGAGTTTATGCGCCAGACGTGTTTGTCATGCGTGGCGTATATCGTACCCAAGACATAGATTTTGATCTAACACAATTTGGCTTGTTTTTAAATGGTGATACCTTGTTTATCACATTCCACTACAATGACATGATTGACACCTTTGGACGCAAACTCATGTCAGGAGATGTGATTGAGGTTCCTAACTTAAAAGATTATCATCCCTTAGATACTGCCCTGGTCAAGGCGTTGCCTAGGTATTACGTGATCCAAGATGCTAATTTTGCGTCAGAAGGATTCAGTGTTACTTGGTTGCCACACCTATGGCGAGTCAAGGCCACACCCATGGTCAATGCTCAAGAATACAGCCAGATTATCGATCAACCATTTATGCCAGAAAATATCTGGGATCCTGGTAATTTTTATCCGCAAGGCGAAGTGGTCAACAACGGTGGTATCTACTATACCGCTAATAAAAATGTTCCGCCTGGTACTGATATTACCAACACTGAATATTGGACAGTGACCACACCTGCCACAGTAGGTGATAAACAAACAACCTGACCTCGTGATTTACAGATCAACGATGCTATACTTGCACAGGCCTACGAGGATGTTCCACTCAGTGGCTATGACAATGTTAAATTTTATATCTTGCCTACTGGTCCCAATGGCGAACCCGGCAGTGCTGGACTCACGG